CCACGCTGGCGCTGAACCAGATCGCCTCGCTGGCCCAAGATGCTGCAGTCAGCATCGCGTCAACGGAGAACAAAGTCAACCAGGTGATGGCACTGCTTGGAAGCCTGACGGCTGCCGTCGAAGGGCTGCAGATGACACCACCAGCCAGAGAGTTCAAGCGTGCGCGGTACGGCTCGTTCTATGACACCACCACGCAGACGGCCACGGTCATTAACACGGCCAAGGCGATCACGTTCAACAACACCGACCTGAGCAATGGCGTATTTATTGGCTCGCCCACCTCGCGCATCGTGGTGGACAGCGAGGGCATCTACAACTTTGACACCTCGTTCCAACTGGACAAAACATCAGGTGGAACGGCTGAGTTCTATTTTTGGTTCCGGCTCAACGGCGTGGATGTGCCTGACAGCGCCAGCCAGATTAGGATTCAAGGCAACAACGCTGAAATTTTCTCGTCGCTGAATTACTTTTTTGACCTCAAGGCCAACGACTATGTCGAGCTGATGTTCTCGGTCACCGACCTCAGCGTCGAGGTTACCGCCTTTCCTGCGGCTGCACCCCATCCAGGCATTCCGTCCATAATTCTCACAGTCAACAACAACATCGGAGGTGTTCAATGACCGTTATCGTAAAAACCCTGGTGCCTCCCAAGCAAATGGAAGCCAGCCAGACAACCCAATACACGGCCACCGCTGTCAAGGCGCTGATCGACAAGGCCACCGTCACCAACACCGACACGGTGAACCGCACGTTCAGCGTCAACCTGGTGCAGGTCGGCGGCAGCGCAGGCAACGCCAACCTGATCATCGACGACCGCACCGTGGTGCCAGGCGAGACCTACCTGTGCCCCGAGCTGGTCGGCCAGGAGCTGGATGCCGGTGCATTTATCAGCACCATTGCCAGCAACGCCACAGCACTGACACTGCGCGTGTCTGGCCGCGAGATTACATAAGGAGCACCGCATGGACTACGCAAAGATGCCAAAAATGATGCTTGCCGGATTCGGCGGCATCCCTATGGACGAGCCGATGCTGACCAACGCAGAGAACAAGAAAAACTACGTCATTGCGGTGCAGGACTGGAACTACGGCCCCGAGGTGCCCACCAACGAGCCAGGCGCAAATAAAGAGTTCTACGCAGGGCTGGCCGAGGCCATGCAATGCGACGAGAAGGAAGCGCGGCGCAAGCACTGCTCCAACTGCGGCTACTACGACAACAGCTTGATGGCACAGGTGCGCATCGAGCGCATCCCACTGGCAGCCTACGACAAGGGCGCAGGCTTTCGTGGCCACTGCGAGAAACTCAACTTCATCTGCAACGACATGCGCGTCTGCCAAGCCTGGGAAGACCGGGAAGAAGACGAGGATTGACCAAATGTCAAATTGTGAGAAAATGCAAGGGCTGAGCTTATCGAGCCGCCAGCAGCTCATCCGACCATTGAAAGGTTGCGCATGACTGGTATCGATTGGCTGAGATTGAACCTGCAAAAGGTTCTTGCGCTACCTGCGCCAGCCATCGAGTGGCTGCTCATGCTCTACGGAGCGATTCAGGTCTTTGATGACGTGGCCGACGGTGATGCTGTCGAGCGTGATGACCTGAATGCTGCGATCTGGAACACGCTGGTCGGCATGAGCCAAAACACATTTTGGATTGCAAACTCGCAAACCCTGACGCCTGTCGTGGCGTCGATGATTTTAAAGTGGCAAGCATCTGACCAGGCCGAGCGAAGTGGCAAGGCAGATGCACGCTCGTTTGTCTGGCGTGCAGGCTACTATGACGTGGTGCTGATGACGGTGGCGCTGTGCCACGGCACTCAGCGCGCCACTGAAACGGCGCAACAAGTCATGGAGCTGTATGGCGAGACGCTTGAAGATTACATGAAGGAGTTTGGCAATGCCTGATCCAATAACAGCCCTAGTTGTCGGAGGCACGCAAGTTGTCGGCGGCATGGTGCAAAGCCGAGCAGCCAGTCAGGCTGCAGGAGCACAAACGCAAGCCGCAGAACGTGGCATCGAAGAGCAGCGTCGCCAATTCGAGGCGGTGCAGGAAATCCTCAAGCCCTACGTCACCGCAGGCACCACCGCCATCGGTGGCCTGCAGCCTTACGCTGAAGCCGGAGCGCCTGCACTGGAGCAGCAGCAGGCATTGCTTGGTCTGCGTGGCCAAGAGGCCCAGCAAGCAGCCATTGCAGGCATTGAGCAGGGCGCAGGTTTCCAGGCTCAAGTCCGGCAGGGCGAGGAAGCGCTGCTGCAGCGTGCATCGGCCACTGGTGGCCTGCGCGGTGGCAACATCCAAGCCGCACTGGCACAGTTCCGGCCACAAATGCTGCAGCAGGAAATTGCAACCCAGTACGGTCGCCTCGGTGGCCTGACATCACTGGGCCAGCTCACCAGCCAGAACTTGGCACAAATGGGCCAGGCATCGGCTGCAGGCACGGCCACGGCTGGTCTGAGAACTGGTGCAGACATTGCAGGACTGATGGGTCAGCAAGGCGCTGCACGCGCTGGCGCAGAGCTGGCGCAAGGCCAAGCCTTTGCCAACGTCTTGAACTTGCCTGCTCAGTTCTTGGGCGCGCAGTACGGTGCAACCGCAGGCAAGGCTGGCACAGCAATGACACCAGGCCTGGGCAACATTTTCAGCGATATCCGGCTGAAAAAGAACATCCAACGTATCGGCACCCGGTCAGATGGCCTGGGCGTCTACGAGTTTGAATACACCTGGGGCGGCGGTCGTCAGATCGGTCTGATGGCGCAAGAGGTGCTGGGCATCTATCCTGACGCTGTGGGCCAGTCCGGTGGCTATCTCACCGTGGACTACAGCAAGGTATAAGGAGCCACAAATGGTCCAACCAATCAACTACTCACTCAATGTCCAGAGTCCTTTTGAGGCTGCCCTGGGCGGCTTCAAAATCGGCGCATCGATTGCCGACATCGGTGCTCAGCGTCAACTGCAGGAGCAGGAGCTGGTGCGCAAGCAGAACTTGCAAACGCAGGTCAATGCGCTGATTCAAAACCCCAACCCGACTGCGCGAGACTTCACCAACGTGGCCATGCTGCTGCCTGAAAAAGAAGCAGCCAGCATGCGCGCCAATTTTGAAACGCTGTCCAAAGATCAGCAGCAAAACCAGTTGCGCTTTGGTGGCCAAGTCATCTCAGCATTCAGCGCCAACCAGCCACAGATCGGCATCCAGCTTTTGAAGGATCGTGCTGTGGCTGAGCGCAACTCAGGCCGAGAGAGCGAAGCCAAAGCCTACGAGGTTGCAGCGCAACTCGCAGAAAATGACCCAACCTCAGCATTGAAAATTGCTGGCATCAACATGGCCGGACTGCCTGGCGGTGACAAGGTGCTGGAGGCCTCAATCAAGGCACTGAAGGCACCAGGCGAGATTCGCACAGCCGAGGCTGGTGCAACCAAAGAAGAGCTGATCACGGCCAACACGCCAACCCGTCTGGCGCTGGAGAACACAAACACGGCAGCCAACATCCGCAACCTGGACAGCCAGATCGTGGATCGCTCTAAGAGGCTGGTGCTCGATCAAGACCGCCTGAAGCTGGACCGCGACAGGTTGCAGTCTGACGTTGAAGCCAAGCTATTTGAGCTGAATCAAAAGGGCACCACGCTCGATGCCAACGCAGCCAAGATCGTCAACGATGCAGCAGTGGCTTCCGTCGGCTCTGAGCAGGCCGCAGGCCGCATGCTCGATCTGGCCAGCCGCATGGAGTCGGCTGGCGGCGGTAAGGGCTTGGGAACATCGTTCTCTGAGAAGATGAAAAATCTCACCGGCAACCAGGACGGCTTCACGCAACTGCGCAACGAGTACACCCGGCTGCGCAATACGCAGGCCATCAAGTCGTTGCCACCAGGCGTGGCCACAGACAAGGACATCGAGCTGGCGCTTAAGGGCTTGCCCCCAGAAAATGCTGATGCAGCCGTGCTGGCGTCATTCCTGCGCGGCATGGCCAAGATGGCACAGTACGAGGCGGTGGCCGAAGGTGCCAAGTCTGAGTGGGTGAACTCAAACGGCACCCTTGGCCGTGCCAACAAAGACATCGACATCGGCGGCATTCAAGTGCCCAAAGGCACCACTTACATGGACTTTGCACGCCAGTTCATGGACCAGCGTGCGCAGGACTTGGCCGCAGCTCAAGCTGGCCGTGCAGTGTCTGGCCGTGGCTACATGCGCTTTGCCAACCCCCAGACAGGCGCTGTGCCTGGTCAACCTCCCGCAGGGCAGTAAGACATGGCGACGCAACAAACCCCCACCAGCTACAAAGACCCGTTTTGGTCTGATCTGGCCGCTGGCACCGAGCAAAAGCTCGGGCTGCCAAGTGGCTTGCTGGTCTCGGTGCTCACGCGAGGCGAGCGCAGTAATGCCGATCAAGTGTCCGAGGCAGGCGCAAAAACCCCGTTTCAGATCATCCCGGCCACCCGCCAGGCGGTGCTCAAGAAGTACGGCGTGGACGCCTACCTCAGCCCAGAGAACTCAGCCGAGGCCGCTGGCCTGCTGCTCAAGGAGTCGCTGGACCGCAACAAGGGCGACATCAAACTGGCGGCTGCCGAGTACCACGGCGGCACCAACCCGGCCAACTGGGGACCACGCACCAGGGCTTACATCGACCGCGTCTCGCAAGGCGTGCGCGAACTCAGCCCACAGCGTGCCCCTGTGCAGGCACCAACCATTGCGGAGGGCGGCACGACCAGCACCTTTCAACGTGCTCTGGGTGCCAGCAGCATGGCTGCTATACCGCAGGATGCGATTGCGAGGGTCTACCAAGCCTACAGCGCCGGACAAATGACGCCTGAAGAGTCGGCAGAGTTTGAGGCCGACGTTCGTGGCGGCACCCTCATGCTGCCCCGTGGCGCGGCTTTGCGTGGCGAGCAGCCCCAAGGTGCCAGACCAACCACGCCAGAGCTGCCTGCGGCTGTGCTGGAGGCCTACAGCACCGGACGCATGACACGCGAGGAGATGATGGAGCTGGAGCGCGACGTCTCCAGCGGCATGGCCAAGGTGCCCACCGGCTTTGCGATCCAAAAGACCGAGCCGATGGGCATCGTGGGCGGCATCCGTGAGGCCATCACTGGCACCGAGCGCGAAACGCCAACCACGCAAGCACTGCCGGACTATGCGGCCATGCCCGAGCTGAACACCTTTAGCATGGCCAGCTTCAAGTCTGCCCTGGGCACGATGATCAGCAGCCCCGAGGAGACGATCCAGATCATCAAGTCCAACTATCCCGGCGTGCAAGTCACCCAGGACGAGAAGGGCAACTTCGTGTTGCAGTCGTCGATCGACGGCCAGTTTTATGCCATCAAGCCTGGCTTCCAAGTCAGCGACATCCCACGCGCTGTTGGCGCTGTGGCTGCCTTCACGCCTGCTGGCCGTGCTGTAACCATCCCCGGCGCGATTGCTGCAGGCGCTGGCACCCAGGCGGTGATCGAGGCAACCCAAGCAGGCACTGGCGGCAGATTCGACACTGGTGAGG